ATGCACACAGTTTTTATAATCGAAACTGAAAATGGAAATTTTGTTGAAAATTTCCACCAAAGTACTAATAAGTATGGTACAATCAATACTAAGGTTACATATACTAGTGACTGTAACTATGCAATGAGGTTCCATTTAATTGAAGAAGCTTCACGAGTGCAAGAACATTTACAGTCAATTGATATCAATTCAGATTTACTAGAGATGAAATCTTTATAAAAATATGCATCAAATTCATAGCTATTCAAAAATTTATCATATTGGTCATCCACTTGCTAAAGGATTGATTGGAATCCCGTTGCAAGTAGAAGAAAAAATTGATGGTTCTCAGTTCTCAATGATGAAACGAGAAGATGGAACTGTAGTTATTAAATCAAAGCAAGTCGAAATGGACCCATACAATCCGAATGGAATGTTTAGTCTAGCGGCTAAAACCGCTCTTGTATTAGACCTTCGCCCTGGTTGGGTTTATCGTGGAGAATATTTACAATCTCCAAAACATAATACTCTGCATTATATGAGAGTGCCAAAAAAGAATATTATTCTTTTTGATATTGAAAAGAGTCTATATAACTTCTTGTCTCCAGAAGAGCGAGAAGAAGAAGCTGATCGTCTGGGATTAGAATCTGTATCTACATTTGGTGTGAAGAAGCTTACTAAACCAGGCGATTTACTATCTCTATTAGAGAATAATTCTATTCTAGGTAATGAAAAAGTAGAAGGAGTAGTATTGAAACCTGTAGGTTATAAATTGTTTGGTTCTGATGGAAAAGTAGTAATGGGAAAATATGTACGAGAGGATTTCAAAGAAAGAAATAGTAAAAACTGGAAAACTACTGTTAATCCTGGTAAGAACATGATTATTGAAAATCTTGTTGAATTATTTACCACAGATGCATCCAAACAAAAAGCATTACAAAGATTGAAAGAGAATGACGAGTTAGAAAGTCATCCACGAGACATTCCAAAAATTATTAAAGAAATTAAAAAAGATCTAAGAGAAGAATGGGAAGAAGAAATTAAAGAAAGATTATACAAGTGGGCCATTGATAAAATTGAAAAAGGTGTATGCAAAAGTGTGCCTGAATGGTATAAAAAAACTTTAGTTGAATCAGCTTTTGCAGGAGACAACAATGAATAATCAAGTGATAATTATGAGAGGAATACAGGGTGCAGGAAAAAGTACTTATGTAAAAAATAATTTTCCAAATTCGTTGGTATGTTCTGCTGATGATTATTATCTAGATGATAAAGGAAATTATAAATGGGATAGTTCAAAAATTGAAGAAGCACATGAAAGTTGTAAATTCAAATTCATGTTAGCGCTAATTAACAAAGAACCATTAATAGTAGTAGACAATACTAATACAAGATTATTAGAATTTGAAACTTATATTAAAGAAGCTAAGTCATTTGGATATAATGTAAAAGTAATTAGGATTATGATTGATCCTATCGTGGGAGCAATGCGTAATGTCCATGGTGTACCATTAGAAATTGTACAGAAATTTCATTCTCGATTTGAACCCTATCCAACAGAACTAATTATTAAATAAAAATATGAAAAATACAAAAACTATTGATCCAGTTCTTCATGATGATTACAGAGGAGCATATATTCTAGAAAGAGTACATAATTATCTCTACATAGAATTTATTCTTGATACTACAGATGTAATCAACAAAGGAAAAAACGTAACTGAATTTGATATCAACATTAATAAGGGATTGTCAGAGGCAGAGATTCTTGTAAGTACAGAATTACAACATTTCCGTAATAGAATCAGGCACTTTGACACAGAGCTATACAGTGTGGTAGAATAAGATTATGGACGAGCCTGGACCGAAGATTACCCGAGCAATGGACAACTTGCTAAAGTTGGCTATATGCAATCCTAAAGTAGGAAACCATAGACTAGCAGCTGCAATCATATTGAAACATCAAATTATTGCATATGGTTTCAATTCTTATAAATCTTCTTACATACAAAGAAAGTTCGCATCCAATAAAGACAGAGTGTTCTTACATGCTGAAATTGCAGCAATCAAAAATGCTCTTAGATTTATTGATATTGATTCTTTGTCTAAATGCAAACTCTTAGTATGTAGAGCTTCAATGAAAGATAATAAATTACAATGGGCACTAGCTAAACCTTGTTCAGGATGCACAAGAGCTATTATCACTTTCGGAATCAAGAAAGTATATTACACTGTTGATAAAAGTTCTATAGAAACCGTGAGGTATTAAATGAAAAATGTCATCATGTTTGTTATTTCAGTTTTTTTCCAATGGTCAATTACTATCAGCGCTATTGTTTCAAGTTTATATTTTTTTGAATTGAATAGGATGATATTAACATATGTACTATCTAATGAATTTAATCATGTTACAATTAATGTATTCTCATTTCTAGTAACAGTGTTTACAATTTACGCAGTGTTTGAAATTTATAATATGATTTTTAAGGAGAAATAAAAAGATGATTGTATTTGGAATAATTCTAGTCTATTTAGTTTTTATGCATATCATCTGTTATGCCAGAAGCGGCAAATCATTATTCTATGTAGCTTCTAATTTTTTCAGAAAATTAGAAGCAGCACAACGAACTTTTATTACGTGTGTTCCTATTTGGTGGCAATATTATAAAAAAGAATATCAAAAAAAATTTAAAAAAGTTGCACAAGAACTAGTAATTGAATAATAAAAAAGAGCTACCATATGGTAGCTCTTTTTGTTTTAGATTGTTGTCTAAGTTAGAGTAAGTTCTTTACTTTGACCTTGCGGAAGTAACCTGAACCGTTAGCAGTTAAGGCACCTGCATTGTAGTATGGATTACCTTTCAGACCATAACGAGATTTGAAACCGATCTTTGGTTGGAAGGTATTTGGATCAACAGCAACTACCTTTTGTAGTGGAACGTATGGGCAGTAGAATAAGCCTGCGTCGTATACGTTTGTTCCTTTGTAACCTACAACTAACATATCATGTAAAGTTGAAGAATAGTAAGGATCAACGTAAACTTTATACTTACCGTTAAGAACACCAGCGTAGCTGTCAGTTGCTTCGTCTACGTTAAGATCAGTTGATAATGCTGGGGTGTAGTCAAGCTTACCAGCCATGGCTAATGCGGAAGCTACGTCAGCTGAAACAATAACCCAGTTACCACGACCTCTACGAGTATCACGAGCGATAAAGTTAGCGTCTCTTTCTAGTTGATACATGAGACCTTTGAATCTTTCAACAGACCAACGACCATCTGAATCTAGATCTAAGTCGAAAGTACCAGGAGTTGTAACACCGGCTTGAGCACCAGCTTTTGCCATTGTGTACACAGTGCGGATAATTTCACGATTGATTTCAGCCATGATTTCTGTGCTAAGAATGTTAGCAAGTTCTTTTTCAGCATCAAGGCCATGAACTGCTTTTAGATCTTGAGCCATTTCAATTGTATATTCTGACTTGAGAGCACGAGACTTAACATCTACGGCAATCTTTTCAATTGTGAAACCCATTTCAGCTGGAGTCAATGATTCAGCAGTTGCTGTTGCCATACCTGTACCAGTATTAAATCCGGTTGAACCTTCAAAAACATCAGTACCGTTATGAATACCTGCGCCTGAGAAATCAGTATCAGCTTCATTGTAAAGAGCTTCTGGTGAGCTAGTTAAGTCAGCATTATCAGCATAACGTGCCTTCATGTAGAAAATTAAACCAGTAGGCATGTTTAATGGTTGTACAGAGCAAATATCATAAGCCATGAGTTGTGGCATTGCTCTACGAACTAAGCTAATTAGAATTGGGTCGAAAGCACCACCAGTAGCAGCAGTACCTAAGTTACCAGCGTCAGCTACATTTGTTGGGAATGGAGCTTCTTGAAGAATTTGTTGTTGTTTAATCATTTCAACTTCTTGGTTTTCCAAGAGAGTTGCTACAACTGCTCTTTTGTGAGCATCTTTAATTGATGGTAGATCTGGATGATCTATAACATCTTTCCATTTATTAATAAGTGATTGTGACATTTTGTCTCCTTTTAAGGTGTAATTATTTTACAAATATATTTATAAAAAATTTTATTTTGACTATTATTCCCACTTAACTCCACGAGAAATTGTATCAACATATTTTCTCATGGTATTTGGTTTTTCATTATTTTCAGTTAATACAACACTGTCTTTTAAATTCTTATCTTGTTTGATAAGATTTTTATTTGAAAGAATATTTTCTTTCAAAATATTTAACTGATTTTTATAATCTTCTTCTGACTCAAAAATAACTACGTCAGATAATTTAGCAAACTTTTCTTTCTGAGTTTCAGTTAAATCTTTAGTGACACTTGATACGATTTCTTTTTTCAAATATTCTTTGTTCTCTTTAAGTAAAAGAGCATTTTGTTCTATTTGTTTATTGAGTTTATTTTCTGTAATCTTAACTTCTTTTTCTAATTTTCCTTTTAGATCTACAGTAGGAATATTAGTAACATTGTGAGTTGTATAAAATTGTTTTATATTGTTTAAAACTTCTTCTGCTAATTGAATTTTTACACCATTCTCAACTTCAAGTTTGTTGTTTTCTATCCATTGTTCGGCAAGGTAATTAAAATATGTATCTATATTGTTAATTACTGATTCCATCATGTCGTCATCTAAATCATCAGCTTCCATTTTTTTAATTTTTTCATCTTCCATTTCTTCATTGGCAGCCATTTCTTTATCAATGGATTGAGCAATACGAGAAGAAACAGTTGAATCGTTTGCTATAGCGTTAAACAAACCACCAAGCAATTTTACCAGTGGTTCGGCTAATTTGTTTCCATCTAAATCTGCTACTGTAGCTTTAAGAGTACGAACAAATTCTGAGATTTCTATATCAGCGGCTTTCATGATTCTACGCATATCAACATCTTTCGATAATTCTTCTACAGAATTATAAAATTGATCAACTACTGACTTAATTTCATCTTCTGAAGGAGCAGTATCAGGAGATTCCCCGGCAGGAACTTCATCTTCTTGCTCTGATATTTCTTCTTGCTGCATAATAGCTTTTGCTATTTTATGAGCTAGTGCTATTGTATCTTTATCTAAGGGAGGAGTATCTCCAGTAGATTTCATTGCTTGTGACATTCCAACTGCATAAGGTTGTTTTACAGCTTCTTCTAAAATTGTATGAACCTTTTCATTAACAGCAGTTTGAAATACTGACTTTAATTGTTTTGCAAATTCTGGCTCTAGTTCTGCGCCTTCAAACAATGTGTCGATTTTATTTAAGTTACCCATTAGATTCTCCTAAAAATTTATTTATATATTTTATAATCTTGACAAATAATCTTTGAATATTCTTATTTTTTCTTCATTTAAGTTTAAAGAAGAAGTATTTTTTATGTTTTTTTTATATCCTTCTAAAACAGGAACTAAAACTCCATCTACAAATAACCATTCCTTTTCTTCCATAACAGCATTCACAAATGCATCAGGAGCAGAAGGATCAGAAACAATATCAGCAGCTGTCATTAAGCGAAAATCATCTTGTACAGTATTAAACTCACCTTCCTGTTTAAGAGAACCAATACCTCTAGAAGAAACACCAAGAGATGCACCAGCTTCCATTAATGCTTTTACAATATTTCCATTTGGAGTATTAAGAATTTCAGCTTTTCCAACATAATTATTTCCTTCTTTTTTAAGAGAACGAATCATATGAGATACACGTTCTAAATTAATCACAGGAGTATCAGGATGGCCTAATTCTCCATATGCTCTATTATGTTGTATATATTCTTCATTGTAACGCTGGATTTCTTTATCCAATATTGTCATTGGATAAACTCTGCCGTTTTTATTCTTTATATCACCTTGGATAAAAACACCTTCAATAAAGTATTTTTTTTCTTTACCTGAATCAATTGATTCAGTAATAATTTGAACTTCTTGAGTAACTTCTTTTAATAGTTTCATTTATAGAACCCTGCTCTTTTGCCTCTATTAATAGAGATCTTACGTTTCTTTTTAATAGCTGATAATTTAGCTGCTCTTTTTCTAGATCCTCTTCTGCTAGAAATTTTCCTGCGTCTTCTTTCAGCAGGAGACATGCGAACTAATCTTTTACCAGATACCCTATATCCTTTTCTAGAAGATTTTAATTTTCTTCTTTGAAGTTTTCCTTTTCTTACTCTATCTGTTTTTACTAATCCAGCACCAGCTTTATAAGTTTTTTCTACAATCATATTAATTTAATATCCATTATGATGTTGCGTAAGGATTAGTTCTATCAAAATAATTCGGATCTTTTACTACTTGTATAGTAACGCTCCATCCTTTTTGTTCTGTAGCATTAATATATCCTTTTAATGCACCAGTAAATCCTGAAGCTGCTAATCCTGTTGCTCCAACATGAGCCCTATAATCTCTAATAAAATGTACAGATCCTGTGCCATTTAAACCCATAAAAGTTTCTGGAGTATCTGCTTCCCATTGCAATTGAATATCTGTAGTAGATGGCAATGTCCAATTAATTGAATCTATATAATATACATAGTAAGGAAGTGATTCTTTAGTATTAGAAAAGTCTGAAGGATCAACAAAAAATTCAGTAGCTCCAGTTGCTCCATGCACTCCATATATAGACACTGTAGCTCTGCTATCTGTTTCGCTAATTATTCTTCTTACTATTGACATTAAGTTATCTTCCTAAAATTTCTTCTTTTTTACTATTAATACGTTCAGAAATTTTCATTGCTAATATTTGATTAAATAAAGGTTCTATATTAGCTGGAGTTTTATTTAGTGAATGTGTTATAATTTTTTTATAGATATTTCTTTCTAATTTTTTCATATTTTAACCTCCTGCTGTAACACCTGCATTAGCTCCTGGAGTAGGAATTCCTGGTTCAGGAGATGGTGTTGCTGGTGTAATTTCTGCTTCTGGTTCTTCTGGGGTTTCAATAGGAGTTTCTTCTCCTGGAATAGAAGTTGGCATTGAAGTTCCAAAAACTCCTGGAATAGCTTCACCGTCTTCTCCTGATACAGGAGGTTCAATACCATTATCGATCATAATTTGTTCTATTTCAGAATCGGTTTGTTTCAGAAACTTCTTACGAATATATGTATTTGAATAAAAATCTTTACCCATAGAAGCAGCTGTTTGAGCAACTTCCATTCTACGAGTTTGTATTTCTGCTTCATTAAATTCAAGGAAATGATTATCTACTTTAAAATCATAAAACAATTTGGGTTTAATATCATTTTCCCATTCTTCTAATGTAACTATTTTTTTAAGAATTAATTGCTTGCCTAAAAGATCATCAAAAATATTAGTAAATCTAGTTCTTAATCTTTGAATAAACTTAGCAAATTTAATTTCTTCTCTAGAAATTTCTGTAGCTCTACCAGAACTTAATGTTGCACTTTCAGATTCTAATCTTCCAACAGGCACATTTAAGGACTTATACATCTTACGTTGGAAATACTTAACATCTGTTAATTCGCCTAAATTTTGACCAGCTGGGAGATTAGTAATTTCTGTACCTCTTCCACCTTCTCTTCTAGGCATCCAGAAATCTTCCAACATGGCCATTGTTTTTTTATCATCACGAACTTCGCCAGTTGTTGAATCATATGTAATTTTATTACGATACTTATTCATAATTGATTCAACATATTGTTCAGCTTTACCTTTTGGTAATTGGCCAACATCTACATAAAATATTCTACGTTCTGGTGCTCTTGCTAATCTGTATATAACAGTAGCATCTTCTAAAGAACGTAATTGGTTTAACGGTTTTATTGCTTTATGTAAAAACGAAAGAGTCATTGTTTGACCATTAGATTCATCTATAATTCCACTAGTAGCTTCAGCCACAGAATCTATAGGTAATCTTAATATATTTTGGGTAGATATATTAGGTTTATACACAAAATATTCTTCAATATCATCAATAATATCTACACCATTAGCGTTCTTCTTTGTTCTTACTTCTTTTATTTTCTTAATAGTTCTAGGATCTATATATGATATTTCCTGAATTCCTTGTTGAGGATCTGTTTTGTCAATGACTACTTGATAGTATAGTCTACCATCAATATACCAACGCTTGAATATTTCATAAGAATTATTATAAAAATTCAACATCGTTAGCATTTTATCAAATTCATTTCGTATTTTTTCTTTAATATTTGCAGAAAAATTTACATTTTCTAAATTTATATCTACTGGTGAAAACCCATCTCCAGTAGATATAGATTCATTTACTATTTCGTCAATAGCATTTTCTACTTCCGAATAAAGAGCAATTTCTCTGTATTTGTTAATAAGAGATATTTCATTATTAGCAATAAAATCTAAATTATAGTTATAGCTATAATGACCAAAACCAGCGCCGGTTTCAGACTTAATATTAATAAGTTGTGCTCCATCAGTATCTGATGGAGGCACAACTGCGTTTAGATTTTTATTTTTTTCTCTGGTTATACGGAACCCGAATAAATCAAATGGCATAATATTATTTATTTGTAATAATTAAGCACCAAGATCAGAAGTACCCACCGATTCCCACCAATTATAATTTAGAGTCACGGTGTATTCTTCGATTGCATCATTGCTTTCCCATGAAACATCAATAGGAGCTAAATCAGAAGGCCAAACACCTTCAAATTTATAACCTTTAACAGGAACTCCTACTTTAGAATATTGAGTAACAACAGCAGATGCATGATAAGTTGGATTGGTTCTTAGGTTTGAGTTGTGTTGATTAATAGAAGACATCCAAGATTCAAAAGCATTTCTTGTAACAAAGTCTTCGTCGTTAATAACAGTTATTGTCCATTCAGCAAATGTTTGATCACCTGCTACTTTTATTTTTCTTCCGAAATATGGAACTTCTATAACACCAAGAGTTTTTCCTGGCAACTGTGCAGCTTTACATGTAAAGTTTAATTTTGTTGTAGCTAATGCCCCACCAATACCACCTGGGAAGGTTAATATTACGTCGAATAAAGTTGGTCTAGCGCCTTCACCAATTAAAGCTGTTTTGAATGAATTTAGTTCAAATGGCATTTATTTTTCCTCTTTTAGTTTTTAAAAATTTTTAAGAGAGGGATATATATCCCTCTCTATTTTAAAATTGTCCAACTATCTCCGAGAACTCTACTCCAGTTCTTACGGCTACGAAATTAAGTTGAATAAAATTAATTGATCTAGCAGGTTTGATGTATATATCACCAACAAATCCATTACTGTCAATAACTTGTGGTGTATTATTTGTTTCGTCGCAGACAACTTTAAAATCATATATTCCTCTGCGACCTTTAACATCACGTAGATATGGTTCGACTAGACCAACAAATTGTGCTCTGGTAAAGGCATCATTTAATTCAAATAATGAAAACTTAGCAGCTGTTGCAATTGCTTTTTCTAGAGTAATGAACAATCTACGAACATTAATTCTGTCAAAAGCAGATGGCTTAGCTAAAGTTGTTTTATCACCAAAGAGAACTGTTCCTAATCCTGGTTGTGAAATAACAGGATTAATTCCTTTGAGATACATGTTGTCACGATTAGCTTTTGTTGGATTCCATGCAAGTTTAATTACATTCTTAATAATGCCACGATTATAACCAGCTGGAGAGAACCATGGATCATTTGTATAATCTGTTCTTGCACAAAGACCAGCAATATCACCATTTAAAGGAACCCAACGGAAAACATCATTATACTTGTCGTATTGATATTTCCAGTTACCGTCCATTACAGCATAAGATGAATTTGGATTAATTGTGGATGTTATATAGGTAATAAGATCTGCTTCTTCTTGTCCAGCATTGTTAACAACATCTGCTTTTAATGGAGAGAATAAAACAATACAATCTTTTCTAGATTCAGCAACATTATCAATTAAATCTGTAATTGTTGCATTTTCAGCAGAACCTGCAATAATTAAATTAACATCTTCATCTTCAGATTTATATAAATCATAACCAGCAATTTCATTAACAGAAGTGAGAATATTATCGTCTTTACCATTCA